CGTATTTGTTCTTTGGCTTTAAAGTTAAGAAAATTAACGTAATGATTAAAAGTAAATATATTTAATTTAGTAACATCGTCCCAACTCATTCTATATTCTTTTGAAATCATATCTATTAATTGCTCCCAAAGCCAAACACTTTGATTTTCCTTAGCTCCCTCTTTTGAAACGCCGTATGCCTTTTCATTTGTTTCATTGATTCGAGAAAAAAAAAAGTAAGTACATTTAAGTACGTAGGTAAGTCCATGTGATTATTGAATATTTCAGCACGTTCAAACCTTGGATATTTAATGTTTGAATACTCATCTGTTTCACCGTAGTGTTTACATTGAACTGGCAAATAACATGAAGCGGCTAGTAATGCAGGATTCTTTTCAAAGTCACTTTTACTTATATCAATGTGCCAACCTATACCAACTTTCATTGGATCGACCAACTTATAATCCAATCCCTCTATTGTTATTATTTTCTTTGGGTCGGTAATCTTAAAGCCATCAAATAAATCAATGCAATAATAAAACACTTTGTAAAGGTCTTCTTTGTCTACTTGCTTAATTTTATCTAAGCGTTCACCTGTTATGCCAGCAACAAAATTCACGATAGTATCTAAGTCAATATCTTCACCTCTATACTTTTCATCGTTCAATATATCAATGTGTTTAATCCTTAAATCATTGATGGTCTTCGGTACTTTTATTTTCATATTGTATTTATAAAATATTTTCCACTATTAGGATTGTCTAATTGACTTATAACATTATAACGGATCGCATCACAAATATGGTTATAGTTATCAACGTACAAATGAGTCTTTTTATCTGAATAAACATAGTTATTAAATTCCTTTGCAATATTACTACTATTTTGCTCTACTATTATTTCAAAGTCCTGCATTCGTATTATACCACTTTCAATCGTTCCTTTTTTAACTTTCTTTATATTTACACCGCTAAACTTTAAATCTTCAATCAATCTAGGTTCAGCACTATCTGCAATAATTAATTTGCCTTGAGTCCTATCTTTTAACATTTCTGCTAATATATGGGTTTTTATGCCACGTTGGTAAATATGTTCTTTTACATAGATAATCTTTTTTGCTTTGTCAATAGCAACTTCAGCAAGTGCATCAGGATCGATTGAAAACCCAAAGTCTAATCCAAAAGACGTTTGCAAATTATCAGGATTGAACTCCCCAAACCTCCAATTGGTAAACACAACGCCATCCGCTTTGTTTAACCAACTCCCTAGAATAACGTGCTTATATTTATCAGGATTGTTTTTCTTTACTTGTTCAATGTCATAAAGAAAAGACTCATCTAAGTTTTCTAAATTATCTAAGTAGGTTGTGTTAATGTAGGTGACGTTTTTTTTTATACCATTGTATCCTTCCGCAACGCCTTGCTGTTCAAAGAATCTTTGATAAATCCAATGCTCTTTTGTACTTGGATTAAGAATAAGAATCACCCTGTTTTGTTTTCCTTTTTTCCTAATTGAAAAGTTTATTTTATCAAAGGTTGTTTCATCTGTAAGTTCTTCAGCTTCATCTATTATCCAAGTTGTAACACCTTGCAAAGATTTAAGGTTTGCGGTCTGATCTCCTGAACTTGTTTTGATACCTTTAAAGATTATTTTACTCCCTGAATCCCTGTTTAGTATTTCGGACTTCTGAATATCAAATGAATTATTTAATTTAAGCAAATCAATTTTTTCTTGAAATTCAGGTATGATTGATAAATGTGCTGAAGTCATTGTTTGCCTAGTGAATAGTATTTTATGACCTACTTCAAAAGATAGCAAGCTTATAAACCTACCTACCTCAAAAGACTTACCAGAACCACGCCCCCCTGTTACAACAAAGTACCTCGTAGCGTTCCCTAGCTTATTCCAATTCTTCGGGTGCTTCTTTATCATAAAGAGTATTTATGTCGAAGTTCGTGTTTTTATTCTCGCTTTCAATATATTGCATAGAAAGTTTTTTAAGCTCTTCAGGGTTTGCTGTCAATTTATATAATGCCATTTGCAAAGCGGGTGCATTTGACTTGTACCACTTTGACCGTAAAGATACTTTTATCTGCGTCTTGTTTACTGAAGTAAGGCTTTTAAGGATGTCCAATTCGTCCGAGCCATCAGGAAAGTAATCGTAAAAAGTTGATCGACTACAAGGCAAAAAATCAGGCACTTCATCCATAAAAACCAACTTATGTTTAACTATCATTTCCTTTGCCTGTTCAAATATCTTTTGTTTGTCGTATGCCATTTATTTAGGCTTTAGAGCGTGGTGGTGGTTGTAAACCCCATCTTTAAACTGGAATGTTTAACGCTTTTTATTTAAGCTAACCACGCATATAGTTTGTAAATATACTAATTATTTTCTTTTCTCTCTGCTATTGTTATTTTTTCTCCTTTATACATCCCCGCTCCCATTTCATCTATTTTGCTAAATGGTAATATTGGAACGGTTATTTTATTGCTTTTATCTATCAAATAAATATATCTTATTTGAAACCCATCTAATTTTTTACCTCCATTATCTTTTATCCAACTTGTACCACTTTTACCATTACTTTCTTTTGTTCTATGTGCTGAACTTGTTAAACTACAAACAACTTCTCCGTTTGGCATTTGATAAGTACTTGTATTTTTATTAACCCCTATTAATTTAAAACCGCTTGCTCTGTAAATAGTTCCATCTCCGCATAAATTACCATCACTAAAACTTAAAATCCATTTTATATGTGGTGCGTTTTTTTTTATAAGTTTAATTGTTATTGCAATACACCTACTTTCAGAATATTTTGGCAAATAATCATCAAAAGCCATTCTATTTAATTCTATAACTTCATTCCATTTTGTATTTTCAACGTAATGAATAACTTTTGATTTAACCATTGGACTACCATAACTCATAACCCCGTGTAATTTTTCATCTAAAAAACAACCAAAATGCAAAGTTGAGTTTGGCACTACCTTTCCGCTATAATGATGTTTCTTCACAAACTCATTAGCTATCTTACTTGGTACTACTTTAACTATAATTTCCTTTGCTCTGCCCATTGCATAATAATTAAATAAAGTGCGTTTCCGTTACTGTTTTCGTTCCCTAATGTTTCACAATATTTATAATCTTCAGTTGCTTTAATATCTGCTATTGCATTTTTTATTTGCTCCGCTTGTTCATCTGCTAAAGTAAAAGTCATTTGTTGAAATGGTGCTTTATCTCCGTCTGGCAAACTAAAATCAGTACTTAACTCATCGCTATCTAAATCAAATCCACCAACATCCAAACCCCATTCAGATAACTGCTCAACATCCCATTCATTCGCTAACATTTCAAAGTCCCATTCTCCACCGCTTGTATTATCTTTAATCAAAAACTCCCTTTGTTGTTCTTCAGTAAGGTTATCTGCAACTATAATCGGCACTTCTTTTAACCCAGCTTCTTTACAAGCTTTAAATCTCATATTACCACCTAAAATAATCATATCCTGATTAACTACAATAGGTCTAATATCTAACATCTCTGGAAAGTCTTTTATTGACTGAACCAACTTTTTAAAGTTATCGTCTTTGATTAATCGTGGGTTATTTGGGTTAACCTTAACCTCTGATAATTTTACTAGCTTCATAGTTATTAATTAAACATTGTATCACATCTCTTAAGCATCCTTGACAGCCATCCACTTGAGCCACGTAGCCCGTTAGTTCTGCGTAAACTTCTTGTATTTGTAATTTTTCATGCCTTGTATAATCAAGCTCCCCTTTAAGCACTTTTACTTTAATGGCATCCCAGCTTTGTTTAGCGTTTTTCGATAGTTTCATAAATTTTTCCAAATACAAATACAAACAAAGGTGCAAAAGATATTTGTAAAAAACAAATACTTACTAAAATACTAATCCAAAAAGAAAAACAAGGAAAACAGTCAAGTATTTTTATAGATTTTGAAATACGAATGCCTAGCCACTTTCTTAAGTAGTAGCCTATATTTAAGTCATCCCTTAGTAAGAAGCTAATGAATAACGATGTTAAAATAATATTTATCATAGTGGAGAATAACGGAGTCGAACCGTTGACCTACTGCGTGCAAAGCAGTCGCTCTAGCCATCTGAGCTAATCCCCCATAGTACAAATGTACTATAAAAATTAAGAACCGCAAGCCTCGCACTCGTCCTGGTCTTGTTGTGGGTTGTTCACTATTTCGGGATTCATTTGTTTTTTGATCTCATAGATTTCGTTATGAATATCCATATCATCGTAAAGGTTGCCCGTTAACCTTTTCTTTAATTCGTCAATTTTTTCTTGCATGATAAATACTTTTGTAATTTTTAATTTGATTTTTTACATTTTCAATTATTATTATTCTCCATTCTTCTTGAGTATATGGACAAGTAAATGGAACTCTATCGTAATTAATATTTAATTCGCACATAATTTTTATTTATTTAAATAATCTATGATTAATCCAAAACCATTTGTTAATTGTTTTACCACATGAATAAACACACTCAACAAATACAAACCTATTGCATTCGGAATTAAACAAGGGCGTTCTTTTAGCCCCTGTTTTTGATCTGTATGTTTTATTTAATTGCATGGCTTAATTCGTTTTCTTTTTTACAAAATTCGTTAGCTAACATTAAAAGAATAGCCATTTTATTTTTATTCCATTCCTCAGAAGTAATTCCTAATTTTTTAGCAACTTTTACAGCTTGTTTTCTAAATTGTAAACATTCTACTAAATCACTTCTTCTTTTTAATTCTGTTTGGATCATTTCAGCAGCTTTCATAATTTCTATTTGTTAAAGGTTATATACAAATATACACATTTATAATTAATATACAACTATTTTAATAAAAATAAATTATGCCGTCTATTCCGAGCTGTCAGCGTTCTATTGAGAGAAGAAGTTAGTGCGCCTATACTTATGATCGAGTGGCGTATATATTCTTGTTATATACAAGTGGTGGCTCGTTGGTTAGCTCATTTCCAACCTCTGAGTTTATTCGGGAGTTCTCTCTCCTTGATAGGCTTTATAGAGTGCCACCACCTGACATATTAAAACGGTTCTGCGTTCACCTCTTCAGCTTTAAAAACTTTCCAAGCCTCTATACTTGTAAAATGCTTGTCGTTCCATTCAGTTGTGCGAAAATTAAACGATACATCTACTCTTGCATTTAGCTTGTTAAACTTTTCAAACTTATCTACTTTCTCATCTCCATAGATTGAGAATTTAACACTCTGAGGATATTGATCAACTTCTTCAGTTACAATAAACTCAATTTTTTTTGTTTTTCCTACTTGGATAACATCAAGGATATTAGTAATAATACCAGTAAACTTCATTTCATTTTTCATTGTTCTTTTTGTTTTAAAATTAATACTTCATTTGCAATCTCAAAGGCTTTCTCAACTAGCTTTTGTTTTTTATAACTTTTTCGATTGTACTTCAAATGTGAAGCAATTACCGAGAAGTTAATGTCTTTAAAATCAATTATATTTTTCATGTTGCTCTATGTATTTGCGGACATTTGTCCAGATGGTTAAATACTTTCTGAAGCCTTTCTCCATGACTTTGGCTGTCTCAATAGCCGCCTCTTTGGTCGGGAACTGACTTAGCAAAGTTTCAGCTTTTTCTTTTGTTTCTTTGTTCATTTGTTTTTTAAATTTAACTTGTTAATATACTCGTTGTAGTATTCATGTGCCATGTGAACTTTCTCTATCATTTCAGCTTCTAACTTTTCATCTCGTTCAATTCTTAAAGTAGTTACTAAGCTTTCAATTGGTGAGTTTATTGTTTTGTGAATTTGCACGTTGTCATAGCCAATTAAATGGTCTGGAGTGTCTACCATGCAATAAGCAAGCTCCGCACTATTCACTTCATAAAGGTACATATAGCCCCTTAGTTGATATTCGTAATCTTTCAAAGTAATATCCTCATTAGTTGCAGGGAACGTTTCAAATGACCATGAACACTTAATGTCTATAATTAATTCAGGAGTTATGATGTCGCATTCGCCTGTAATTATTTCTGTTGACCTTCTTTCTTTATTCTTTTCGTGTGACGTAAAAAACACATTGTTATAAAGCAATATAGCCGCTCCCTCACACTCTATACCTTTCTTAACGTACTTATTGTTAAGCTCCGTTTCGTATCCGTAGAAGTCTTGTTTCGCTATTGTTTTAATATAGCTTTTTGCTGTCTCGCTTAAAGCTCCTTTGACTTTTGAAGCGGTGCAAATTTTCGGAAGTGATGAACATCTAATTTTCATTTTCTTTTGTTTTTTATTTTATTATACTTTCTTAATTGTGATTCATCGTGTTCTGATAAATCTTGTATTGGTTCACAATTAATATAAAGTGTATCTTCATCTATATAATAACTGTGAGACATTACTATGCTAATAAATTCAACACTTACTAAAAAGTGACCTTTTACATCCTCCTGATCATCATAGAAAATAACTTCAGAACCAATAGGAGCAATATATTCTTTTCCTTCTAAACGCATTAAAGGTTCACCCTCTTTATCGTATAATTCATAAGTTACTTTCATAATGATTGAATTAAAAATGTTAATACTGCGGAAAATAGAAAACTTAACCATCCGAAAATAAATAAGCCTTGATTCCAATTTCTGATTATTCGTGTTGATCCCGTAGGAAGTTTTGGATTAATTGATATTAAAAATATTAATAAGATTATCCAGTAAATTGTTAAGATAGTTAAGTAAAGACTCATAGTTCAATAAGTAATAAAGCCCCCTCTTGAGCTGTGTTTAGTTTAAATTTAGCTTTCAGCTCGTCAATCGTGTATTCTTTTTTACGTATTTTCTCAACTGCTTTGTCAAACCTTTCGTTTGTTAATGTTTCACGATCATCTTTTGCAATTGAATCAATATCAGCTTCGGATTCGTCAATTAAGAATAAACCATTAATAGCGTACTTTCTAGCGTAGCTTGACGCTGTTCCTGTGCATTGCTCTGAACTCATACCTTTATGTTCGCTTAGTTCAGCATAGCCATAAGACTCTATATTAAATTCTCCATCGTCAAAATGTGCTGTTGCTTTTAAAAAAAACTTTGACCCTAGCATAACAATTTCATCCGATAAATTAAGTAAGCAATTGTACTTGTTTAAGAATGGTTTTAAGGCTTCAAGTTGTTGTTCACTTGTTCGATACTTGTATTTTCCAAAGGAGTTAAACGAACCTTTTGGGCATTTTAATTCTGCTTGTATTAAGATTAAATTTTTCATGAGTTTGAGTTTAGGGTAATTTGATAAATAGTTAAATCGTAAAGTTGTATAGAAGCTTTAAAATAATAGATCCCTTCTGTTGAAGGTAATAAGTTATACTTTTTGTTTTTTTCATTTTCAATCCTTAAAGCGTGTTTGTGTACAAGTGCTTTTAACTCATCGTGATGAAATGGTTTTTTAATGACCTCTTTCATTTCTTTTGTAAAATCTTTCATGGTTTCTAGGTTTTAATTAATTGCTACTAAATTATCATTGATATAGCTTAAAGGCGCATACCAACTTGTTCTAAACTTATTGAATATTTTAAAAGTTTCATTTTCAATATCTTTTATTTCAAAAACTAATACTCTTCCTTCACTCATTAACTCAATTTTCATTCCTACTTTAATGTCTTCTGCTTTCATGGTTTCTAGGTTTTAATTAGTTGATTAATTCTATTATTTTGCTGTTTAAATCGTTTCTGAATACAACCGCTTCAGCTCTTGAATAGAACCCTTGTATTACTTCATTTCCTATCATTACAGTGTAAGTTGGAAATGTAAATCTGTTTTTTACTTTAATTTTTGCTTTCATGGTTTCTAGTTTTTAATTATTAATTATATACAAATATAACTATTTATTATTAATAAACTACTATCTCTTTAAAATAATTTAAATTATTTACTAAATAATATTTAAATCCTTGGTTTTCTAATAACTTTTGTTGGTATTTCTGAAGCTCAGATTGTAAGCCATTTGCACTTTTGAACTCAACAAATATTGTTTGACCGTCCTTAAAAAGGGTGCAGTCAGGGAATCCGCTTACATTGCATTTAATAATTTTAAGAACATACCAGCCTTTTAATTTGGCGTACTTAATACATGAAGCTTGTAACTTGCTTTCTAACATTTCTTAAATTGTGCTTCGGTAAAGTTTTTTTTCTGTTTTATCACTTGGTGTATCTTTTCGCTTAATGATCCTTTTGCATAAACAAAATAAACATCGTTAATAAGCCTTTCTTTAATTGTCATTCGATCTCTGGCCTGAATGAAATTTGTGCCTGAAAACCCAAAGTTATAAAAAATTAAACATTCTGCTTTTGACAAGTTTACACCTAATGCAGTTGAATATTGTTGACCTATGAAATCTTTATCGGTTGTATTAAACTCGTTTAAATCATTTGTATGGTTAGGGAAAACTTGCTTCAATAGTTCAAGCTCCTCAACGTAATAATAAAGAATAGCTATCTTTTTGCCTTTAAATTTATCACGAATGAAAATCGCTTTTGAGTAATCTAAACTTTGAGATTTACCACTTTCAAATTTAATTGTGCCACTTTCTAATTGGTGTATTTTCTGCATCATTTTAGCTCCCGAATCTGCTAAAATTGTTTCTTCTTTGCCAACAATAACCTTGTCTTTTTTTAGCTTTGATATTAAGTTTTGACAAAGTTCAGGAATGTAAATCACGTGTTCATTTACCTTTGACTCAAAGCCACTTTCTTTTTGGGTGTATTTTAAAATATAAGGATCAATCACTAAATCAATCAAATCTTTTTTTGCATCGGAGTAATCATTTACAACTCCATGACCTAAGTGTTTTGGCTTTACATTAACGAAAGTTTTTGACCACTTATAAAAGCTTCCGTATTGTTTAAATGGGGTGTACGAGCTTACCCAAAATTGATGGAACATTTGAGAATAACTTTCAGCGGCAGGCGTGCCACTTAAAAAAATCATAGGCAAAAAAGAGTATTTCAATTTATATTCCTTAACTCGTTTTGATGGTTTAGGGAATGCTCCAAAGCGGTGATGCTCATCATGTATAATTAAATCAAAGCTATTATTAATATTCTCTAATTGTTCATCATTAATTACTGTTATTTTAAATTTAAAGCCAAAACTATAATAGTCATTTTGGATTGAACTAATTGCTTTTTTCTTTGTAAGAAACAAAACGTTTTTAGCTCCGTATAGTCTACAAGTCTCTAAAGCTGTTGCAGTTTTTCCGCAGCGAGGTTCCATCGCTAGATAAACTATTTTTTTTTCTTTTAATATTAAATATGCTTTATTTGCAAATTCACTTTGATAATCTCTAAGTATTTTTTTCATAATACTTTATTTTGAAGTGAATCCCATTCATTTGCTTCCTCTATTTCATTTTTAACGAGTCTGTTGCCAATGACTTGCGGTGTTTCTTCAGCTTGTGGTTCTTCAGTTTGTGGTTCTTTAGGTTGTAGTTCTTCAGTTTGTGTTTCTTCAATTAATATTTTTTTTGTAAGTCTAATTCTTGAAGCTCCATGACTAGTTATGTTTTCATAAATACAATTGTAATATTCGCAGAATTTTTTTAAGTTGCGAGTCACTATATTTTGAGTAATATTTTTGTTTTTCAATTCAGGATAGTTAATCAAAAAATTATCATAAACATCCTTTACACTCATCCATTCATTGTTTTCAATAATACCATGAAAATAAGTATGCATTTCATCACTAATATCATTTACTAACTTTCTAAAATTCAGATTTTTTAAAGGCATTTCAATTAATCCTTTATTCAAATAAATTTTTTCGCATTCACTCATATAATTATCATATCTTAACCATTCATCTTTATCCCAATCGTTAAAAAGTTGATGCCCAAATTCCTGAACAGGAGTAAATTTATCATTAAAATAACTGCTCATTTCTACCTCATATTTTCGTGCTAAAAAAGAAGCTGAATCCCCATTAATTGTATAATTAGTCGTGATCATTATTTTAGGGCTTTCAGTAACGTCTAATTTTATTGAATTTTTACCCTTGTATTCAATCGTTATACCTTCTGTAATTACACTAAACAAATTCTCAAAGTTAAAATTCTTCCTAACATCATCAAAAATTAATAATTGACAATCTGTTGAAACATTTTGATAAGGAAAAGGCTTATTGAAATCAAAGTTTTTACCATCCAAAGATTGAACTTTTCGCAAATGTTTTAAGGCATTCCAAAAGATACCCTTGCCACTTCGTCCATTAGGGTTTTCGCTAATAATTTCATCGTTAAAAACAATTGCTTTATTGTTAGAATTATTTTTATAACCATGCATTAAATATCCAATAACACTTTGAAAAGCTTTATATTTTTCAACATTTTCACCTGATATTTTCCAGATAAATTTTCTATATTCAGCTTGGTGATGATCGTAAGGAGAATAGTCACGATTAATAACTTGATCTTGCCAAATAGCTAAATCAATATCGGAATAACTTAATATCTTTTTTTCATCTTTTGTTATTTTTAAGATACAATTTTTATAAAACGAATAGCATTCTGTTGATGTATCTTTTAAGGTTTTAATTGGTTTTGATTTTAAAAGCGAAAGGTAATCTCTTTTAAAAAACTTCAAGTTACCAGTCATTAAATTAAACACTCCCTCATCGCATTGGTTCTTTTCAATCCAATCAATAACAAAATCTTTGATGTCTTTTTCATAAACAATTTTTAAGAAAATACCATCTTTATGAATAAAGTCAAATGTACTATCTTCATTCGGTGAATTTTTAAAAAAGTCATTTGCTTCTAAAAAATCTTTAAATCTTTTGTTGTTTAATGAGTAGTTTCCTTTTTCGTTTTTGCTCCAAAACTCCTCGTTATCGACCATGTTAAACCGTTTCCTTAACTCATCCTTTGCTCTTTTCCAATCACCATCATACTTTAATTCTGTAAGTATATTAAAAGGTGAATAGGCTTGCCTTGCATTAAAAGGTCTACATGAAGCATCTTCAGAAAAAATATAGAACATACCTTTAAAATGCCCAAAGGTTGCAGAAAAACCATCCTTACTATCTTTGTTTGGTCTAGTCCAATATTCAATATCTTTTTGTTCGGTAACTTGCCATCCTGCTTTTGATAATATTTCTTTTGCTTCGCTTTCAAACTCTAAATTATATTTTCCATCAGGTGTGTCAATTTTCCATGAATCCGCCCATTTTTTATCGTTGGTGCTTATCTTATTTTTGCTTACTAGCTCTTTATAAAGATTAAACGAATGAGCAAAATCTTTTATTGAAAGCCATTCTTTTTCAGTTTCAATTTCAGTTAGTTTTAAATATTCAACTCCTGTTAAATGAGTATAGCCCTCACTTGGATAGCAAGCGCAATATTGACCGTTACCACGTATTTCAATCATTACAGACTTAGTATCCCAAAATGAAAAAACTTCACCGCTTAAAACTTGTTTAGTGTATCTAAAATAAATATGATATCCACCCCCCATTGTTTTATAAACAGACATTTTACCCTCCTCAATAAAAGAATAAATGTAAGGTTGGCTTATAAATGCATCGTAAATAACATCTATATTTTCACCGTTGTGTTTATCAAAGTCTAAACAATAAAACCCATCTGAAACAGATCCACACGAAATACCAATCTTGTCGGCAAAAGCAAACAAACTCTCTATATCTTCCTCTTTTACCTTTTCATACAAATAGTTATGCCCTTTTTTTAATTTAGGTGATTTATTACTATTCAATGGTAAAGGGTTTAACCCCTCGTTTAGCATGTCAAATGCTGATTCTATTAAACTCATAATGTTTTTAATTTGTTTTGATATGCTAACGATGCTTTTAATTCACAGTCAAACATTCCTAAATGAATACTTTTATTATCTAATGATATTCTTGATGTCCATTTATTACTTCGCTTATGCCATGATACACCTTTAAATTCTGAAGTGTAATTTACTTTAATTTTACAAGTGTTAAATCTTTGTGTTACAATCTGTAAATTATCTTCTCGATTATCTGTTTTATTATTATTTATATGGTCTACTACTAATTTATGACCGCAAGGCTTATGATTTAAAAATGCTACTGCTACTAATTGGTGGATATTAAAAGTTGAAGGTACATTTAACTTTGATAAATAAACTTGATAATACCCACATCTATTTAATCTTGGCTTTAAAACTTTTTCTTTTTTAGTTTTATTGTTACCTAACGATTTAACATTACCTAAAGAGCTGACTTCGTAAAGTCCCTCATAATTTGTAATTGATTTCCATTCTTCTTTTTCCATACTGTATCTATGTTAAAAAAAAAAGGTTTGTTGTGCGTTTGGGGATACAGCCCTACTAACACAACAAACCTTTCTAATAATTTCTTTATCGTTTATGGTTCTGTATCAACCTTAACGAATACAAATATAATAATTATTCATCAATCTACAATACTCTTTTTTTATTTGTAATGATTCTAAATAAAAACAAAATTTATTTAAAATTAAATATAAATTACATTTGCTTAATTTTAGGGAAATATTTAAAAATCCATAAAGTAAAAGTTTCCCGAAAGTTTCCCTTGTAATTTATTGATATATAATATGTTAAACCAATCGGGAAACTTTTAAACTTTTTTTCAGAAAAAAAATAATTTTTTACGGTATAGTATAGGGGCTATATAATTTGTTTTTTTTTATAAATATTTTTTTTTTGATTTAACTATTTAATTATTAAACTTTTAACTTGTTTTAAAACGGGAAACTTTTAGTTTTGATATTTTTAAATATTTCCCAAAAAAAAACTGCGCCACCCTTTCGAGCGACGCAGAACCTAAACCATGAGGTGTAAAGTTAGTAATTATAATTCACCAATAAAAATTTCAAAGTCACTATCACTGCTGAATTCTTCTTCAATCATTTGATCATACATTTGTTGTGCTATTTCTCCATGTAGATGAGTTAGGCGTTTTTTTGCTTTTATATTTTTAATAATCATTTTTAAAGTATTTCTTAAATGATTTATACTCATATTATCAATGTCTATTTGTGTTCCGTCCTTCATTGTCCAGAATACTTGGTTAGTTTTTTCCATGGGTTATAATTTTTTTATTTCTTGTTTAACTTGCTCCCAATATTGTTTAAATGGATTAGGAAGCATTACATCGTCCATTGCTTTCATAATTTCATCAACTGCAATTAATGACGATTTTTTAGCTATAATAGTGCAAAGGATCTCTTGACCAAAATCAGTATCTTCATTTATTAACATTATTCGGTATGTATCTACTAACTCATTCGCTTTGTCTTTTGGTGTCATCTTAATTCAGTTAATACTTCAATATTCAAGTGATTTTCTTCTAGTGTTATGATTTCGCTAATTGGTGTCTTTGAATAGTCATAGCCAGCCGTTAATAAGAAGAACCTACCTTTAATTTCTTTTACCTTAGAAAAAATGATCAGTTCTTGGTTAACCTCGCACGGATCGTGCACCCGTTCAAATACTATATCGTCAATCAATATTTCAATCCCGTTTTTATCTTTAAAATTTGTCATGTTCTTAAAATTATACTGTTAAATATTTTTTGTTCACTTGGACTTAAATCACTCATGAAACGAGGATGTTTAAACTCTATATCTTCACCCTCATAATATGGCACGTTTTTATGCCCTAAGATTGAACCAATAGAGGCGAGCTCTATATTCCTTTGTTTCTCTCTTTTAAGCTCCTCTATGGCTCTTATTTCGCACTTAAACATACTTATAGTGTTTATCGCATTCGCATTCAATCCAAGTTTCTTGTAAATTAAGCCCTATTGTTTCTTTAAATTTACCCGTATCCATGCATTTTTCACATTTGTTCTTTTCTTCAAAGTCTCCAAATAGTTCAAGATCAGCAACGAAACAAAGAAAATCGCCATCGTAGGAAAACACCTCGCCATCGTCAATGATTAAATGTACTTTCATTTCATTTGAGTAAGCCATTAATTCACTTTCATTTAAAAAGTCAAATGTAAGCTCGCTATCTGAGAAGTAAACTGGTTCTTCATAGCCGAAAATCTTTGAGTATATTTTATTAGTTTTCGTCATTTTCTGTAAGTATTGAAAAGATTAATATTAAACCTACGACTGCTAAAAAAGAAACATAGTAACCGCCAACCATGTAACCGATTAATCCGCTTATTACAACCAGTAAAAAGAGGATCATTTTTTCAGGATTAGTCATGATTTAACCATCCTTTTTAGTTGTTCAATATCTTTGATTTTTGGGTATTCAGCGTTTTTGGTTGCATCAATTACTTGCATATCGGTAATGACTTTTTTCCAAATTTTGCTTGTTTTTGGGGAAATGTACTCAACAAGGTAAGCTCCGTAACCTTGTGGTTTAAAATTAAAGTCTCTCATGATTAATTAGTTTTAATTGTTATATCTATAACAAATATACACAATTAAAACTAATAACCAAACTTTTATTTAAAATTCTTGTAATAAAAAATAAGTCACAAACTTTTGAACTCGAAAAGTCGGGATCAATTGATAATATTTTTCGCAGTCATTTACAACTTGACATCCTGCTGACCAGTTGCCTATGTTTGTTTTAATTTCTTTTGAAAACTTATTGTAATCATTTGTGTGAAAATTGATACCATAAAGTCCAGATATAGGCGTTCCGATTTCTTCGCTTTTACCGTCACGATCCCCGTCACGATAAACTATAATAGGGTTAACTTGTCGAAGTGCCTCCATTTTTCCCATGTGATACCCATGTTGCCAAAGGTCGTAATAGCATTCATTTGCTTTCACAACCGCCGCACCAACTTTATTGTATTTCAAAAAGCCAGCTTCTAAAATTGGAGAACCAGGATTGGTTGTGCCTGTTGTCATAGTTATAAAACGCTCCCCTTCAAAAATATAGAATTTATCATCATACTTGTTTGTAATATCATCATTTGAACGAATCCCTACAATATACCTTTGGAGCGGAAAACCTTTGAATGATTTAAGCCCTCTAATTCTGTTTATTATTTCTAAGTCTGTGTAATTTCTAACCATGGTTTCTGCTTATTTCAAATAATTTATCAATGCAAGTTGTAAGATGATCTATTTTTTTGTTTAAATCTTTCAAACTATTTTGTAAATCTTTTTCAATGTTATGTATCTTTATCTCGCTCGCTTGGTGTGTGAGGTCTACTTTGTTCCTAAGTTCAACAACCTCTTTTTGCATCTGCTTATGTTCAGTTATTACGCACTTTAAAAAGTACGAAATTATAGCAATTAAGCCAGTCAAAATATAATTATACATTTCCATTTTCATTTTATTGTAAGTTGTGATAAAACTCCTATTACAGAACCCGTAGCTATAAGATAGCCACCAAGTACAGCCATGCCAAAAGGGGGAGCGATAAACACCACTCCCAAACTCCCTGCAACTATTCCTAACTTCTGAACTTTAAGCCAGAAAGCAGGCGTTGGTGCGTTCCAACGATTAATTAAACGCTTCATTTATAATTGGATTATGGTCAATTTCTTCAAGTTCATGTATCCATTCAGAAACACCCTCATGAGTGCATCCGTTTACTTCTTCATTTGAAATAAACCAATTGCCATCTGCGTCCAAAGTTGGATTAAAGTATTGAACTCCGTCAAATGTTTGACCGATTAATAAGTCTTTTTGCTCTGTTGTTAATTGTCTTACTTTCATTATACTTGTCTATTTAAAGTTGTGTTGTATGCTTGAACGGCTGTATAAAATGCTGTTGATTCTCCATCTGTTAAGCCATCACCAATTGAGGCAAATGCTGACTCTCGATTTGAGTAAGCCCCAGCTGTTCCATTTATATTGGCTGACCCTATATAGACAGCTGAAGATGTAGGTAATGTAATTGAATTAGTAGTTGTATTAGTATTTCTTAAAACGCCATTTTTATATATCTTACTATTTGACTGGCTTAATATCTGACCTATATAATGACCCGTTGTTAACACATTTGTAAAAACAGCAAAATCTGAATCATTTCTCTGAAGACTTGCTCTTGAACCAGATAAACCAGCGCTATATACTTGTAAATAATAATTTCCTTCTTGAATAGCACCAATATCAATACCACTGTTTAAACTTTGTGACCTGCTATATGTAGATAAATGGCTATTGTAGTTGTTTAAAGATGAAGGGATAAGCTTAGTATTGGCATAAGCGGTTGTGCCATTTGGTAAATAACCATTTGAGCTATGCGTACCACCACCAATAAAATCTAAATAAAACGCTGCATTAACTGTTCTAGGGTCTTTCAAGTTGAACCTATGTGAAGCCGCTGTACCCCCAACAAATGGATAAAGTGCTTTCATTTTAGTCCAAATATTTGCAGTTTTTAAATCAGTTACCAAAGTGTTTATAGCACTTTTTTGAGTAGTATCCGTAATTCCAGCGGCTGTAATAAATGCAAGTGCATCAGCATCACCGCTCGCAACTGTTACACTGCTCCCTATAATTCCATGTGTAGATAATATCATAATATTAAGTTTCCTGTTAAATACGCCTCGGTTGCGCTAATAAATATTAAAGTTGCTAAAGAAAATTGAGTACCGATTTTCAACTTTCCACCGTCACTCCTTAGTGTCATTCCTGCACCAGCGACAAATGAAGTTTGACCTGCTCCATACTGAGAAATCAAAACTTGATTACCCGCACTAAACAAGCCCGTATTGACAGTTAACGTGTTTGCACTTGCTACGTTCATTTCAATTACTTTGCCATTGTCTCCAGCTACTAAGGTATAAGAGGCTGTCTTCCGATCTAAAGTTACATTAAGAGGGGATTTAGCATTTAACTGAGTTTGAATACTTGACGTTGCACCTTTCACATAACTAAGTTCTGTTATATCAGGATACGTTGCAGTTGATAATGAGCGAATAGCTTTTGATCCATCCAAATAAACTAAAGTGTTTAGTGTTTCTTGGCTTAAAACTAAAGGTAAAGAAGCGGTGATTGCAGTAGTTGCAATTGTTAATCTTGTAATATTATTTGTTTTAATCTTAACGCCATAATTATCATTTGTTCCAATGGTCATTGTAGCCGCTAGCCTATTACCATTTTGCAAAATACTTGAAGCTCCCCATTGTACCCATGATGTCCCATTGTATCTAAATGTTATATCAGTCGAAGTATCAACAATAATCATGTCATTTATTGGAGTGGTATAAATCCATCCCGTTCCGTTGCCTTCAGCTAAATAGTTAGCTTTACCAATCCAGTCACCCGTTGGATTTATACCAATCAAATAACGATCACCAACGTTTGGAGTTTGTGGATTGTTTTGAGTAGAAAGTACGGGATCTAAGTTGAATGAACTTACACCACTTTGAACTTGTAGGTTGTTTAGAGCAGTTTGTACGTCCGTTAGTTGCTCCTGACTAACTGGATTAAAACCCGTATTTGAAAATATAAAAGTTTCAAAAGCCGCAGCCGAAACCCACGCACTTCCGTCAAATTGTTTAAGGTCTGACAAAGCCACATTGTTAATCTGTGGTGTGCCACCTTTAAAAGTAAATGAATAAGAAGTATCCGCAACGAGCAATTTTCTTACTAAAACATTTGCTTTCGCATCCTCAAAAAATTCATTTGTGATAGTATCCTGTAATATCAGATAGTTACCTTTTGCGTATACTTTATATGCCATTTTCTTAAGCTGTTAAATTACCATAAATAGTTGCCTCCGTTGCACTTTTGAAAACAATTGTACAAGCTCCATATTGAGCGCTAATTTTTAATTTTCCTGAATCACTTCTTAAAGTCATTCCTGCACCAGCTACGAATGATGTTTGACCTGCTCCGTATTGTTCAACTACGACTTGATTGCCAGCAGAGAATACACTTGCTGAAATGGTGACTGTATTTGCACTTGAAACATTCATTTCAATTACCTTATAATTATCAGTAGCTTGCAAAGCATAATTGATTGATTTTCTTGAAATCCCCACGTTAAATAAATCAGCGTGAACATTTGATATTTTATTATTTTGTAGGTTATAATCTACGTATATTTTTCTTTCTATTGCTGCCATTTTTGTTTTTTTAAAAAGGGGATATATTTCAATCCCCTAAATTAATAATTAAATTTAAATTAAAACTTTTTGAAAGCACATTTTACTGAAGCACTAGGAATAAAGTTAGAATAAACAATAAAGTTTGAGTTTGTAACTTCATAAGAAAAATCAGCATTTTCACCGCTCACTAAAAAGTGTCCTGTTGCATCCGCACTAAATGGATTTGAAGAAGTGTGTTTGTAGTGTGAACCTTCAGCAGTCCATGCGTTTGTAGCAATTGTAAAGCTTGTTTTTTCCGCAGCGATTGCTGTATTTCGAGCAGCGATTTCTGTTGCTTCAGCCGCTTCCGCTCTAGCTTGTTCAGCAGCGATTGCGCTTGTTAAAACACCTTCAGCACTTGTAGCTCTTGACGCTTCAGCAGAAATAGAAGCATTTGCAGCACTTACAGCAGTTGTTCTGTTTGTAATCTCAGTTGCAAGGTTAGCCGCAATTGTTGAAGCTCCAGAAGTTAAAGTTGCTTCAGCAGCAGTAGCACGAGCAATCTCAGCATTTAATGCAGAAGTTTGAGCGCTAGCAAGTGAATTGATTGCACTTGTTAAAGAACTATCAGCACTTTGAAATGCAGCAAGTAATTCAGTCAAAGAGTCAAGAGCAGCAGCATCAATATTTGAAAGTACATTATCTATACGTACACCCAAAGCAACTTCAGCAGCTCTAGCAGCAGTAATTTCAGACGCTAAATTACCAGCAACAGTTGCAACCGCATTTGTCAAAGTAGTATCAGCTGAAGCTCTAGTTGTAGCTTCAGAACTTACAGCACTTGTTAAAGTTGCTTCCGCTGCTGTTGCTCTTGAAATTTCAGCATTCAAGTTAGTTGTTAACGTTGTATCCGCCGCCGCTCTTGCAGTTGCTTCGTTCGTTATGTTCGTTTGAAGTGTCGTATCCGCAGCACTTCTAGAGTTAGCCTCAGTTGTGATGTTGGATTGTAAAGTAGTATCCGCATTTTCTCTCGCTGTTGCTTCAGAAGAAACAGCGCTTGTTCTATTGGATACTTCAGTAGCTAAATTTGTTGTTAATACACCTTCAGCCGCAGTTGCTCTAGCTGTTTCAGCATTGATAGCAGAAGTTGAAGCTGTTGAAAGGTTGCTTATTGTTGTAGATAAAGAGCTATCTGCCGCTTGAAAAGCCGCTAATAATTCCGTAAATGAATCCAAAGCAACTGGATCAATGTTTGAAAGCATTGAAGAAACCTGCTCGGATAATTCAGCTAAATCTAAACCAATTTCAGCATTTAATGCAGCTAAATCAGCAGCAGTAGCCAACGCACGAACCGCAGTTCCATCAAAATACTCAAGGTCTGAACCGTTGTAACGGATAGCTCCTTGTTTTGTCATATCGGAATTTGTTCCGATTACAGCATTTGTTAATTTTTGGGATTGCAGATTAATGTCTACAAAAAACTTTTTTTCTTTACTCATTTTTATATTTGTTATTTAGTTACTTAGTTACAATAAACAAAGCCTTTCCCTGCTATGTTTAGATTTATTATTACTTGGTTGTTATTGGTATAATCGACATCAACCTCGATAGGTTCTCCTGTTTCATCGGTTACCAAAACAACGCAATGTTTATTTAAGTTGTGATTAACTACCCATGTAGTAGATAGTGTTAATTGTTCAAAAACAAAATATTTATCAGTTGTATTTATGACTATTGTTGAGCCTTGTATTGGAGCGGCTAGGTCATAATTTTCAATCGGTAAACCACATATTCCATTTGTATCTCGCAAAGTCACTCCTAAATTAAGTATGTGACCAGCGCAAAAGTCAGAACCTTTTTCAATGAATTTATTAATATTTGCAGAATCTACTCTTAAAATTTGTTGCCAATGGCTTGACTTTGTAAAAACATTATAGAGGTCACGAGCTACTTGCATAGTGTCACTAATGACATCTATTAAGTTGCTATTGTCTTTGTATTGTTTATCAGCAATTACGATGAAAAGATTTAAGCTATTGCCTGAAGCTTTTAATTGACCGCTTTGATAATCAACACTCATCAAAGGATATTTCAAAGACCTGTCTTGAATGGCATCTAAAAAACTACCAAAGAAAAAAGAATTAAGTTGATAATGAGCATTGCTCAAAACCTTTAATTCATTTGATAATTGATTGATACTAAAAATCATATAAAATAAATATTCGTACTCGTTGATCCTTTGTCTGGTGTGATTGTGTTATTTTCGTCACATATCCACCCCTGCAACTGTGCAAAGGTATAATAAAGCGGATACAAAGTGGCATTTTCACTTAAATAATTAATACATCTTTTTCTATAAAATTCAAAATCTTTTCTAAGTGTATCTTCTAGGCGTACCGATTCAGATTCACTTACTGAATTTATATTTTCATCGTTGTTTTTTCCCGTTGTTTTATTTCGGATTTCGTAGGTTGTTTGTTTGACCGCCCTTACATCGCAAGCCGCTACAATAGTTGGAGTAATATATTCATTCAACAAAATGATTTCGTTTGCGGTCAAATTGTTTGCTGTTATTCCTGTAAGCAATCTCTTAAAAAGTGAAGTTCCTAAAATTGGTTCAATCATTGTATCCTGAACCCTTATGATTATTGTTGACAATAAAGTATCATCTACATTTTGCGAAATAAAACCTAAATTTTTTAAATTGTAAGTTGAAATTAAAAAAGCTTCCATATTATTTCTTTTTAATTAATTGTTGTTTCCATACGTGTCTACAAGCTGGTAATGCAGGCAAACCTGTACGCCCAAGCCAGCCCCCTCTATACCTCCATATATTTGAATCCTCTACAAGTCCTTTATTTTGTGCTTGCTCCCCTACTTTATTTATTTCTTCCCTTGAAAAGATTTTATTGGCTTCAATCATTTGTACGCAGAAATCTCTTGACGTTGCAATTAATACGGGGCCGCTTAATTCATCTCGCAAAGCATATTTATAAACAACCTCAAAATTTGAAGCTTTATTATCATTACCCTTGCTTGTCACTTCCCACCCTTTAATCATTCCTTTTGCTTCTAAGTCAATTAATTGCTTAGTTACAAATGAAGCACCTTTATCAATTGCACTTACGATGGCTTGATAGCTTTCACCATTTGAAACCATTGTAATAATTTTCTGTTGATCAGCACTTAAATCACTAGCGAAAAAATCCTTAAAATCAATTTCACTTTGTTCATCATACTCGTCTTGTACACGTTCTTTTACCACTTCATAATCTGAAGCATTCCTTCCATAGCCATCAAATAAATTGAAAACATCTGAAAAGGTTTCTTGAAATCCAGTTGCAATTACATCTCCATTAATTATTGAAGGCAAGCCAGCCATTGCACGAAGTTCATTTGTTGTGAGCTTAGAAATTACAGCCTGAGCAATTAATGGATTTAAATCAGCTATTTTTTTTGAAACAGTATTCTCTAAATTCCCAGCAGTTAACTTCAAAGGTTTATCAATAAAAAATAAATCACCTGAAAAATCATTTAGCAAGTATTCAGCATACATAAATGCGTCAATAATTGTCTTTTGTCGCTCCCCTGCATAGTTGGTAATGAACAAAGAATAAGCAGTTTCTAACTCAGCACCCCCACCAAGTTGACCGGGTGTTTTAATACCAAATAAAGACGGTGAAATAACTGAATGACCTACCATAATATCGTCAACGATTGATTCTTTTGCCAACAAGTATCTTTGTGGCATATCGTTACTGTTGATTTGCGAAATTGTAGGTTCACGTTCCTTACCATCCGAAAACATTACTGTTATACCGCCTTGGTTATTCTTAGCAGTTGCACCCTCTTTTAATTCTTTTAAAATATGTTTTCTTTCATCCTCCGAGTTTGGCACCCCATTGTTTACCGATATTAATGTGCCACTTTTAAACGAGTTTACCGCTTCAAAGTAACTAAATTGGTTCATCTCAATACTAGCCATGATTGAAGAAATCGCACCCGAATAGCTTACTATTGGATAAGTATTTTTTGTTAATTTTCCGCTAGCCATTTGAAATTGCTTAGCCTTTGAAGATACATAAAGCATAACCTCTTTATCCCCACGTTGAAAATCATTTATATTTTTTATTTTTTTGTAGCCAGTTTTTTCAAATGTTTGTAATCTGTCCTTCCAATTTTCTGAATAAAAAAAGTATTCTTGATCTTCGCCAATTCTTACAAGCTCCGCACTAACATGGTGCATATCATAAAATTTACTAATTGGATTCAATCTAAATAACACGCAAAAAGTATCTAATAACTCAAAATCTTTTACACAAAAAGCAGCAATCTCATTAAAGCTATAAGGTGCGTTGCCATTCTTTTTGATTAGCTCCCACTTTTGTAAATCAGCACCTTTATAATCTATACCATCTGAAAATATATATTTTGTTTTTGAATTTATTATCCCTCCATGAATACTTGAGTTATAATATAAACCTATCAAAAATTGAGCATACAAATTATCAGAACCCCACGAAATCCACTCGTTTTTTCCCGTTATTTCAATAGGTTCTGGAATGTGTGCTTCCCTAAATTCAATTCTTTCAATCATAAATTTGTGATGTTATTATAGCATTATAAGCACTCGTTGAAGTGGGCGTTGTAATCACTTTACATTTTGTTATTTCGCAAAGATTACCAAGTGTATAGTCAACACTTCCGCCGTTTGGCATTTGATACACCTTTAAAATATAATCTCCAAGTTTTAAAGTCAAATTTGTTGATTCAATAAAATTAAATAGGTTAAATCGTGATGGTGAAATAGAAATATCAGTTAAATAACATTTGTATTCAACCCTATTTTGTTCTGAAATAAACCTAAATAAATAATTTTTTGGAATATCAATCGTTGTTTTCTCCTGAAGTGTTAGGCAAATTTGATTCGATTGTACTTTTTGTATTATTGTC